CGTGTACACATTATGGAACAATTGTATCAAGGGTTGTTAGAACGGGTGGTACAATTGGAGAGTTTGTAAATATGGTAGTCTACTTATAAATCTAACACACAAAGTGTATTTCGTGTGGTACATTTATGATACTTACCTTTTCGCGGAATCCATCGCAGCTAACGCGACGACACCGACGATAAAGAAGAATACGAGGAAATTACACTCGGTATCTTCATCGGTGACCGGTTCTTCCGGTTCCGGCTTTATGGGAACTTTTTCTACTATGCGAGGTGCATCGACTACAATTTCCTTCTTTCTGGGAACTGGCACCTCGATCGGATCATCGAAATCGATCGGGCTGTAGGCTACCATTTATATAGGTTTACAAATTAATTTCTACCTTCTTCTTTCGTCCTCCTTTCCTGGCCTTTGCTGGAGGGAGCTTAACTTCCTTCACGTCGTCCTCCCCATCTTCCGCAGCCTTTTCAGAAACGATGTCCGAGATGTCATCGTCATCCTCCTCCACTTCAGGGATGTATTCCTTCTGAGCGACGGGAGTAATAGGGGTCGTGTTCATAGGAGGACCCGGGGGCATCATGATATTACCCATCAGACTCGAAATGTCGAGTCCCGGGCCGCGCATCTCGTGGCGCTCACCCGGGGGAGTGGCGGGCTTTTGGCCGTTGTTTACCATAGTATTCTGCACCGCACTCATCATGTTTTGCATGAGATCGGGGTTCTGCTTCATGACATCGTTCACATTAGGCATAACCTGCTTGAACATAGAGTTCGTGAGATGGAACATCATCGCAGATCCACCAAGCATCATGATAAGCTTGATCTCTGGCGCGACATGCATCTTCGTTCTGTACTTGACATACAGCTCCTCGAACACTTCGTCGTAATCATCCTGATTCTCCATAACATTCTCCGACCAACCCTCGAGTTGAATATCGAAGGGGTTGTACTTTTTATTCAAAAATTCAATACCAGTCACACATGCGATGAGCATGCGACGCGAGAACTTGATAGACTTATCCACGTCTATACTGTACGTAATACGCTTAACTTCCGTGCGTAAATCGTCCACATTCGAATAGACGTTCAATGATTTATTGATGTTAAATCCACGCTTCTCGAGACGCCCAAGTTTGTTTAAAAGATCAGACTTCTCTTCATCGACCGTCTTATACCCGGGTGACGGCTGCTCTTCCTGCTGTTCAGGACCGTAATCGAACGCCGCAGGAGCAGCGTTGTACGCGTTGTCATTATCGTATTCACCGTGATCAATAGGTTCGTCTATTTGCGGGGGCGGGGGAGCCGCCTGTTTAGAAGGGTTCGCGAAAGCATCCACGTCCTCTTGGAACATGTCGGCAGGCGGAGCATCCGACCTATGCATTCTCTGGATAGAGGGTGCGCTTGTCGTGTGCGCGCGGGGTCTACCGAAATCGAGTTGAATCTCATCCATCATGGCTTGTTCCTTCTCGTCAAGCTTCATGACCGAATCATTTCCTCTGTCGAGGACAATTTCACCGTCCATTACTCTCTATAATGAAACTAATCTATTCTCTTTAACGCACTTTATAAAAAAATATCAGCACATAGTAAAATGAAGCTCGACTCTACCAATCGCGCGACACTCAAAGCCATCGCGATCACCATCGGTTTACTTTTTGTCATCGCTCTCCTTTTCGGTGAGCGCAAGTCTAGGTACCAGCCTAAGAACATTGATATCGAGGCCGTCTCTCAGGAGTCGCTGATGTCTCTTAAGAGCAGCGTCGACTGCCTCGACCAGAGCGTCTACTCCACGAGCACCGGCGGTGTCTGTGGCGACCAGCAGCTCGTTCGTGATCACGCCAACTACAAGATTGTTGGTTAAATTTTTTAAGTCATACTCATTTCTACCTACATCGTCACAACGTATTTAAGTAGAAAAATTCTAAGTGTATTATAAATGGCGCTTCTCATCGCTCCATCTCAGCCCGACATCCCTGATTACAACCATGAAATTCATACGGTGGTCATCGATAACATCTTTAAATTTGACAACGTGACGAATAACACTGATAGTGATTTTGTTATGCATTTACCGACTCCTTTAGAGAATGTTGTCCAGGCTCGACTCGTAGCCGCTACATTTAGAACAAGTAGTACAGGGTCTGCTAGAGCTCAACGGGCCCTGCACATAGGTATAGAAGAGCTTCGTACACACTTTTCACAAAGAGGGCAAGCGGAAATAAATTACCCGGGTGATCCTAGTTCGGATCTTATTACCGATTCTGCTAATCATTTGAACGGTATTTTTGGAACGGTCATTGGTCCTTGTGTAGCTCAGGAACCCGTCGGAGACGCGACTCCTGTCAACACGGTTATCACCTTCAAGGATGAGTATCCGATCGTACAATGTTATCATAACCCCATTCGCAGACTCGATCGTTTAACGTTTAATATCGATAGAGAAAACGGGCAATCGGCGGAAATAGGTAATTCCGTAATGGTATTCCGTTTCACATGCCGCAAAAGGAACCTCACATAGATTTCAGGGCGTTACATACTCGTAATTTAAAAATACTTTTACTATAGTAAGTATGTCTTCTGGAATCGTGCAGTTAGTGGCCATCGGTGCACAAGATGAGCATATCATCGGGGAGCCCGAAATCTCGTTTTTCACTTCCACATTCAAAAGGCATTCTAACTTTTCACAGTCCGTCGAAAAGCAGACGATACAAGGAGCTGTGAAAGGTAATTCCATGTCATCTATCAAGTTTGAAAGGAATGGTGATCTTCTAGGATACACCTATTTCACGATAGATAATAACACACAGGCGGTCGATCTTCAGGATTGGGGAGATGTCATAGATAAGGTCGAATTATTGATCGCGGGTCAAGTTATCGACGTTCAAGATTACGACTTCACTGAGAATATCGCGATAGATATGTTCGCACAAAACGTGTCGAAAAGTTCTAACGGTGTCCATCCTGGTGCATCCGCTCGCTCGTATTTTTACCCCCTTCGCTTCTTCTTTTGCGAGGGTCCCCAATCCGCTATTCCTCTCGTAGCGTTGCAATACAGCACCGTAGAATTGCGCATTTATTGGGGTCCCGAGGCTGGTAACTATAACGTTGATGCATACGCCAATTATTATTATCTGGACAACGAGGAACGCGGAATAATGGCTTCTCGTGAGCATAACATTCTCATCACACAGGTTCAAAAGAGTATACCGTCCGGTGAACTCGTTCAAGAGCTAACGTTCAATCACCCGGTCAAATATATCGCATGCGCCAATACGAACATGGAAAGTACACTGACTTCCATAGATAATAAAGTGAAAATCAGTATAAATGGTACTGATATTAGTTCGTGGAAGTGGGCGAAACCCCATTTCGTGGATGTTCAGCATTACTATCACACGAACTTCGTCACATCCCCAGATTGTTTCCTACACGCCTTTTGTCTAAACACAAGTTCCTTACAGCCTTCGGGTTCCCTTAACTTTTCCCGGGTCGAATCAGTAAAAATTCATAGCGAGTCACGAGATATCATTGACCCAATTTATGGGGTTAACTACAATATTCTCAGAGTGAACAACGGTATGGCGGGTCTCATGTACGCAAATTAAAATGCACAGTAATATTAAATGCCGAAGAACTTAAGTACCGTCGGTGGTGCTACAGAACTCCGGTTCGGTAAAAACTGTCGCGAAGACCAGCACAATAACTCCGTTGTCATTAACGCAAGTAATGATAAAATTGACGCTACGAAAGCGGGTGGTTTTTACCTCACACCTCTAGAATTGTCTACCAATTTTGCGAGTGATGGTACGGATGCAACCACGAACACGTTCGTAGCGTACAATCAGAGTACAAAACAATTATTCAGAACACAGGTTCCCATAAGTATTACGGGTATCTCTAGTGCGGGTTCCGGTGCAGAAGGTGATTTAAACGTCAATGGTAACCTTTATGTCACCGGTAATGTCACATCCATCGGAACGGTCGCTAATATTCACGTGACCAATTCCCAGTTTAAGGATGGTCTTATTGAAATTGGTACAAACAATACCGACCTCGCGACGTTTGATCTCGGGCACATCTATAACAGGCCTGTAGGAAGCTCCAACGTCGCTCTTTGCTATGATGCTTCTGCTACGGAGCTTATCATCGCGTACACGGATAGTAGCGCCGCGGCTGAAGTCGGAGCTGCCTCTAGCCATCAGGTGAATCCTACTAATGAGACGATGAACGTACACGTGTACGGTAAACTCTATACGAACTCTAATGTTGGTGTGTCCAATACCACCCCTGGTCATACATTTTCGGTGGGTGAGAAATGTTTCATCGAGGCGGACGGAAATCATGACAACGTGTTAGATGTTCGTGGTAATACGACGATCGAAGGTGCCATCATCACGAACACGGGTGGTGTCACTAAAAAGACATACAGTGATAAAAATGCGATTGCCTCTGGTACGACTGCCGCGGGTGCAGCACTCACACTTACGTTTACGAGACACCCGTTTTATGCAAAGATTGTAGCACAACTTATCGATGACACTGATAACGAGGTGAGTACTATGACCATAGATGTAGCGGGTGGTGAACGTGGTGGTGATGCTACTCCTCTAGATCTAGCCCTTGGACCTATTTCCATTTTCGGTAATACCAGTACGAACCCGTGGAGTTCCACGGTCTCTGTCACACAGACCACCATGGTACTCACTCCAAGTGCAGACTTTTCTAGCGGTCCGGGAAATTATTCCATCTTCGTCGAGTATATTTCACCCAATTCTGCAGGCGCGCTCACGAGTATCAATAGCGTTACCTTTGGGTATTAAAAAAACATATCCATAAATTATAGATGTCGGAGACAAACGTTCAGTTATTTCCAGGCGTTTTCAGAAGCGTACAAGGAGGCGCGAATCCCGACTTCTTCTTACATTCAGCGGGGCGTGTGGGTATAGGCAATCAGGCTCCCTCCACTCCACCCGCGTGGGATGCAAATACTACGTTTAAATTAAACGTCACTGGACATACACATATAAACGGAAATCTTGATGTCGGTGGTTCGGTATACGGAGACGGTTCGAACCTAACTGGAACCGCCCTGCCATGGCAACAATCAACTCCGAACCTGGCGACGGATATTAAATATGAAGGGGGTAATGTCGGAATAGGTGGAGCGGCGGTTGCAGGTGCAAAGTTGAACGTTAATGGCTCAATACGAGGAGCATATAACTCAGACACGACGAG